AATGCAGTTGAAACCGCATACAACGGTGACTTTACAGTTCTTACAACACCAAATCCAACTACTCTGACCTATACAGCAGTAACGCCGCCATCAGCAACCACTGCAACCACATTAACTCAATTTCGATTAAATCCGCTTAATTGGTATGGAAGCGTAAATCGAGTTGGTATTTTTGATTTGCAAAATGGTTTGTTTTTTGAGTTTGACGGCCAAACTCTTTATGCTGTTCGACGCTCAAGCGTTACGCAAATTCAAGGAACCGTACAGGTAACTCGAGGTAGTGGGCTTGTTCAGGGGCTTGGCACAGCATTTACAACTCAACTCAATACACGGGATTACATAGTTATTCGAGGTCAATCGTATAGGGTTTTGAATATTGCAAGTGATACCCAGCTTTATATTTCGCCCGAGTATCGTGGAGCCACCTACTCAGGATCAGCCGCTGGTGGTTTTGTTGTGTCAAGAACTATAGATACCAAGGTTCCTCAATCACAGTGGTGGGATCCATGCGACGGTAGTGGTTTGTCGGGCTACAACATTGATTTAACCCGCATGCAAATGTGGTACATCGACTATTCTTGGTACGGTGCTGGTGTTGCAAGGTTTGGATTTAGAGCGACTGGCGGTGCTGTAACGTATGTGTATGGATTCCAACACAACAACCAACAATATGAAGCCTACATGCGCTCAGGTAACTTGCCTGCACATTATGAGGTTGATGGATTGCTTCCAACCACACAGTTGACCGCAACTTACGACAACACGCAAGTTGCTGGCTCAAGCATGACTGTTGTTAGTACCGCAGGGTTCCCTCCAAGCGGAAGCATACGAGTTACTCAATCAGGCCCAACGGGTACTGCTGAGGTAATGAACTATTCTTTGAAAACCAGCAATACATTTGTCATCAGTGCACGCGCTCAAACTGGTGGATCTGCATCCAATCAAAGTTTTACTTACAGCGCCACCGCGCCTGTAAATATTGAGTATGTGTCGCCTGACTCTGCGGTTCCATTGAGTCACTGGGGATCATCGGTGATTATGGATGGGCGGTTCGATGACGACAAATCATTGCTATTCAACTATGGAACGGTGTTAACGATTAGCGTGCCAGCCAACTCAACGGTGCCAATTCTTGCGCTTCGCATCGGCCCTAGCGTTGATACTGGCCAAGTTGACACGCTTGGAAACAAGGAAATTGTTAACCACATGCAATTGCAACCAATTGAATTGGGCTTGGTTACCAATCAGACGTTTTTAATTCAACTGACTTTGAATGGCTATACATCAGGGTTTTCGGGATCATTTGGCCCACCCACCGTTGGTTCAACCAATCAGCTTACCTCGTCGCTTGCTCAGGTTGCTGTAAACACCACAACAACCGCAACAATTATTGGTGGCGAAGCCGCCGCCGCCGCTTACACCAACTCCACTGGCGTAACCACGCTGGATTTGAGTCAGGTGCGCGATTTGGGTAATTCAATTCTTGGTGGAGGCACTGTAAACACAGTGCCAACAAGCCGCGCAAACGTCTACCCTGATGGGCCTGACATTTTGTATATCACGGCTACAAACACGACTGGAACAGCAGGCACATTGCTGGCTCGGATCACTTGGAAAGAAGCTCAAGCTTAAAGGAAAAACATGGGTGCTTATTCTTCAATCACGCGAAATGGCACTACCGAGCCGTTTGAGCTTCAAGTAGCGAGAAGTCAAGTTGATGGCCATGACGGGCTTGAAATTTTTGGCTATTCGACTTTAATTGGCTCAACTGCCCAAGGCCCGTTATGGGAAGGACAAACCCTGTCAGGCGGGTTTTATACCTACCCATCAGTTGCCGCGCCGCTGGTTTTGGTAAGCGACAACGCCGCAGATAACACCTCGCGCTCAGTAATGATTACTGGCTTGGATGCAAATTACAGCGTGTTGATTGAGACCATTGCGCTGAATGGAACATCCAGCGTGACCACAACAAACTCGTTTCTTCGCATCAACCGCATGGAGATGTATAACAGCGGAAACACTGGAACGATTACGGCAAAGATTGGTGCGACGTTGTACGCGCAGATTAACCCCGGGGTCGGGCAGACTCAAATGTCCATCTACACCGTTCCTGCTGGGTATACGTTCTTCTTGTCTTACACGCAATACGATGCAAGCATTGGGTTTACCTCAAGCAATTACATGATTGCATCCGAGTACAACAAGTTCAATTCAGGCGCTCAAAGTGGTCAAATCACATTGACTCACCAATCAACTTTTGTTCAAAAACAAGAAGTTCCTTTTGTAGACCCAATTCCTCATCCTGAGAAAACTGATTTGCAATTTTGCGTAAAGTCCAACACAGGTAGCCCGTTTAGCGTAAGTTGCTACATGGGTGGCTTCATCATCAAAAACCCTGATTAAGGATAAGCCATGCCTTTGATCAAATCCAAATCCGAGAAAGCGTTCAAAAAGAACATTTCTGCTGAAGTTAAAGCTGGCAAGCCTGTCAAACAGGCCGTTGCCATTGCCTACAGCGTCAAGCGTGCCGCGCCTCAGAAAAAGGCAAACGGTGGAAAATGTGAGTGGTAATAATGGCTAAAAGAGGCTTGTATGAAAATAATCATCGAAAGCAAGAAAGAATTGCTCATGGCTCAGGCGAAAAAATGCGTCGAGTGGGTCAAGCAGGCGCTCCAACGGCTAAAGACTTTCGTGAGTCAGCTAAAACAGCCAAAATGAAAGAGGGTGGCCCAAGCCTCGCGGTTGGACGTGGTGAGAAGCTTTCAACTAAAAGTGGCGCAGGACTTACCCAAAAGGGGCGCGACAAATACAATCGAGAGACTGGTTCGCATTTGAAGGCTCCACAACCCCAAGGGGGCCCAAGAAAAGACTCTTTTTGCGCTCGAATGTCAGGCGTTGTTGAGCATTCAAAGGGTGATGCGCCAAGAGCGAAGGCATCGCTGAAACGCTGGAACTGCCCCGGCTGGTAACGCAAAGGGATCAACATGGCCTACTCAGGAACCGTTTCAACCACCGTCATTGATGTACAGACCCTAATTGACCATGGGGCGCGTCGTAGCGGCAAATTGGCCGAAGAGCTTACTTCGGAACAGGTTCAGTCAGCCCGCGAGTCCCTGTATTTTTTCTTGAGCCATTTGATAAATCGAGGAATTCAGTATTGGGCAATCAGCAAAGTAATTATTGGTTTAAAAGCCAATGAGTACATTTACAGCTTGCCTTTGGGGGCTGTTGACGCGTTGAATGTCCTTTATAGGACTATGGATAGACCAACTGGAACGGTGGCAACCTCAGCGGGTGGCGTGGCCGCAAACGCGTTTGATGGCGACATAAACACCTATTGTCAGCAAACCTCAACCGCAGGCAATATTTCCATTGACTATGGCTCAGGCAATCCCTACTACATAGGCTCGATTGGATTCATGCCATATGTGGCTGGAGGAGGCTCACAGACATGGAATTATGTGTTTGAAAGCTCTTCGGACAACACGAATTGGACAACGCTGTACACAGGAACATCGGTTACGGTGACTGATCAGCAGTGGATTTGGCAGGACATTGACCCCGGGGCCAACGTCCAGTATTACCGAATGCGTGCCACTGGCACCACCACCTTAGCCTTGCGTGAGCTTTATTTTGGCTCCAATGGCCGCGAAATTGAAATGTCACGCCTTAACCGCGACGACTACACAAATCTGCCAAACAAGCAATTTACTGCCAATCAACCGTTTCAGTTTTGGTTTGATCGCACAATTCCTTTGCCAACCATGTATCTATGGCCAGTGCCAAGCACCAACTTTGTCCAAGCGACGGTTTGGTACTCGCGTCAAATTATGGATGTTGGCCAGCTTTATGGTGAGTTGGAAATACCCCAGCGGTGGTATGAGGCAGTAGTGATGAATTTGGCGCATCGAATGTCTATGGAACTGCCCAATGTGGATTCTGCAAGAACTGCATATCTTGAGACGCAAGCCGCTCGATATCAGCTTGAAGCGGAACAAGAAGAGAGGGATAATTCGCCTATCTATTGGGCTCCCAACATTTCTGTCTACACGAGGTAAGCATGCCAGTATTCCTTGACACCGAAGGGCTTACGTCGCTTGCTATTGCTATATGCGATAGATGCAGGATGAAGCGTGCTTTGGTTGATTTGGAGAGCGACCCCAACTT